GGCCATAGTAAGGGCATCATATGTAGGTACACCCTTGATTTACCAGATTGATAAGGTTGAGACAGCCAGAGGTTGTACGTTTTCTGGTTCGGTTGCACATATTGGTAATCTTATATTTTTTCTGAATGAAGATGGTTTTTATGCATTTGATGGTCAACAAGCAATTCCAATAGGTGCAGAAAAGGTAAACAAGTTTTTCTTTGAGGATTTTAACACAGCATTTCCAGATAAAATGACAAGTGCTGTAGACCCAACAAACCAGATAGTTGTCTGGTCTTATGTGTCAAATGGAAATACTTCTGGATCAACTCCAGATAAATTATTGATTTACAATTATGCAATTAAAAGATGGTCAATAGCGAGTGTCAGTGTTGACTTGATAGCACCATTTTTTACAGCAGGATATACATTAGAGGCCTTGGATAATCTGGCAAGCAATCTTGATTCATTGCCTGCACCATTAGATTCAAACCTTTATAAAGGTGGGGCATTCTTGTTTGGTGGCTCAGTAGATAAAAAGATTACATCTTTTACAGGACAACCCCTGAGTGCAACAATTGAAACATCAGAATTTGCCCTCAACAAAGGAAGGCATTCAATTGTAACAAGATCAGTGCCATACTTTAGAAATGGTTCAGTTACTGTTCAAGTTGGTGCAAGAGACAGGCAGGATGATGCTGTAACATTTTCTACAGCTAATTCATTAACTGACGAAGGATTTGTACAACATAGATCACAGGGCAGGTTTCACAGGATCAGGATGAACATATCTGGTTTCTGGGATTTTGCACAAGGGTTTGATATTGAAGGTCAGCCACTGGGTAGACGATGACAAGGGTTAGTAATTACAGAAGGCTTTCATCATTAGGTGATAATCCAAGAAATGTGGCCAATGTTGTAAACAATATTCTGGATGGCAAAGTCAATTCTACTGGTTCAATTACACTGGCAAACAGTGCAACGACAACAACATTAAGCGATGATCGTATTGGCGGTGACAGTGTCATATTATTTATGCCGACAACAAGCGATGCATCAACTGTAACAATTCATGTGACAGGCAGACAAAAAGGGCAGGCAACATTAAATCATGCTAGTGCAACTACCACAAGATCCTTTGACTACGTCATTTTTGGATGAGTTTACAAGATGTACAAAATGGATAAATGATGCATTAAAATACGCACATAACAGTCATTCCGCAGAAGATGTTTTTGCAATGTGTCAGGCAGGGGATGCCCAGTTCTGGCCATATCATGACAGTGCAATAGTTACAGAAATAGTAAGTTACCCTAAACGCAGGGTTTTAAGGTTTTGGCTTGCAGGTGGCAATTTAACCACATTGCTTAAAGCGGAGCCAGATATTGTTAATTGGTCAAAACAATATGACTGCAAAGGTGTTGAGATCAATGGCAGAAAAGGATGGGAAAGAGTTTTGAAAAGCTACAAACCATCATCAATAACTTTAGTGAAGGAAATATAAATGAGCAAAGGCGGAAGAAGTGGACAACAAACTGTTAACACTCAAGTCGAGCCTCCTGCATATGCAAAGCCATTTTTAGAATATGGCTTGAGTGAGGCAAAGCAGAGATATGAAACAGGTGAGCCAGATTTTTATCCATTTCCAACTACTGTAGGGTTTTCTCCAGAAAGTGAAATGGCACTTGATATGGTAAGAGACAGGGCATTAGACCCCAACAGTTTGACTGCTCAGGCTCAAAACGTAGTGCAACAAAATCTTATGGGTACAAACCCACTGATGAGTATGGCATTTCAGCCAGTAGTGGACACAATTGAAAGTAAATTTGCCAAAGCAGGTAGATATGGATCAGGAGCCAATCAATCAGCATTAGCATCAGGATTAGCACCTATTGCTTATAAGGCACAACAGGATGCCCTTAGAATGGCTCCAAACATACAAAACCTTGATGCACAACAATTAGCTAGGGTTGGTGGAGCAAGAGAGGCTGATGCAATGGCCACTCTTCAAAGTGATATCGACAGATTTAATTTCGAGCAAAACATAGATGATCAAAGACTAGCTAATTATTTATCATTAGTTGGTGGCGGTACTGTTGGTTCAAATACAGCACAGCCAGTATTTAGAAACAGAGGAATGTCTGCATTAGGTGGTGCATTAGGTGGGGCTCAATTAGCAAACTTGGCAGGTTTTGGTGGTGGCACTGGAGCATTGTTAGGTGGATTATTAGGGTATATGTAATATGAACAGGCCAATTAGTTTATTATATGGAAACGTAAATCCTAATACTGGATTACCAATTAATGCTTTGATTGCCGACCAGAACTTCCCTGCACCTGTAAAAGTTTCTGGCTTGCCTCAAATTTCTCCAAGCGATGTATCAAACTTTAACCAAAATGTGCGTATGAGATCAGGTGATCCAATTGTACCTAGACCTATGAATCAAGTTGGTGTAATTGCAGGAGATGATCCAACACCTAGATTACTAACACCAGATCAAACACTTAGCGGTGGTGCAAATACAGGTTTATTAGGCACAAGTTTTTCAGATCCAAGAACTATGGGTGCATTGAATGCATCTGCTGAACTTCTCAAAGCAGGTGGTTATTCTGTTGGCAAGCCTGCTCCTACACTAGGTCAGGGTCTAGGTTTGGCATCACAGGCATTCGTAAAAGGTTATCAGGATCAACAAGATAGACTTGCAGGCCGACAGCAAACAGCCTTGAAAAACCAATTGGCAATGGCTCAGTATATGAATGATTTGCAGAAGATGCAGTTAGATATGCAGAAAACTGGTAGAGAAGAATTAAAAACTAAATTTACACAAGAGAAAAATCTTAGAGATAGTTTTATTAAAGAAAGTAAAGACAATGTAGAGGCATTAAAAGGATTTAATAAGGTAGCCAGAGCATCAACAGCAACACCTTCTGGTGCAAATGATGTGGCATTGGTTTTTGGATTTATGAAAACAATTGATCCAAACTCTGTTGTTAGAGAAGGTGAATTTGCTACTGCTGAAAACACAGGTGGTGTTGGTGAAAGAATTAGAAATTTATACAATAAATTACTTGAAGGCCAAAGGCTAACCGATGTTCAAAGGAAAAACTTTCTTGAAAGTGCAAAACAACAAGTACAGCAATATATCTTTGCACAAAATCAACTTGAAACAAGTTATACAAATCTAGCAACAAGTTATCAGTTAGATCCATCTAAAGTAGTACAATCAAAGCTACCTATTGCAGGATCTTACTTACAACCAATACAAGTTACATCATTAGAGGATGCAGAAAATAGGTTAAAAGAAGGTCAATTCTTTATTTTCAACAATCAAATTGGAGTAATTGAATAATGGGCAAAGCTAGATTATTAGGTGAAAATATTGTTACACCACAGGCTCCACAAAACAAAGTTGGAAAATTAACAGGCATCACACAATCAGCATTGCAGGGTTTAACACTGGGTTCTGCGGATGAATTACAAGGATTAGTGGCAGGTTTATATTCTAAGTTTGCTGAAGGTAAAGACTTCCAAACTGCATATAATGAAACAGTGGATGCAATAAGAAGTGATTTAAAATCATTTAGAGAACAAGAGCCAGTATATGCATATGGATCAGAAATAGCAGGTAGTTTGCCAACTGCAATATTTGGTGGAGCAAGATTGGCAAAAGCAGGTGTTGATGCAGTAAAAAGTGCAGGACTAATGGGCGGTGCATATGGCGGTTTGGCTACAGATAGCGATGATCCAGTAGATAGAGCAATTGGTACTGGCACAGGAGCATTAGCAGGCGGAACAATTCAAAAGGTTGCACCATTTGCAACTGAAGGGGCAAAGGAATTAATCAAGAGAGGTGTTCCAGTTACTGTTGGTGATGCTGTAGGTGGTGGACTGAAAAAGGTTGAAGAGGCCATGACTTCAGTGCCATTTGTTGGTTCTGCAATTACAGGTGCAAAGCAAAGAGCCAAAAAAGGTTTTGATAAAGCAATATTCCAAGAAGTGCTAGAGCCATTAAACCCATTGTTAATAAACACAAAAAATGTTTTAAAAGGCTTGGAAGGTAGAGATTTATACGCAAAAACAGCAGACATTATATCTGACCAATATGACAAGATTTTGCCAAAATTAAAAATGCCAAATAGAAGTGTTTTGCAAGATAAGTTTGATGATGTAATTCTAAATGAGGCTGAGGCACTATCTGGTAATGCTCAAAAATTATTTTTAGATAAAATTGATAAAATTATTTATTCCAAATTTGATAATGCAGGAAAAATTTCTGGACAAAATTACAAAAAAGCAATTTCTGAAGTAAGGCGAGAAGTTAGAAAATTTAACAAAAGCACAGAACCTGTAAATCTAGACATTGCATCTAGTTTTAGTGCAATTGAATCAGCTATGGCGGATGTTTTAAAATCAACAAATCCTGCTCAGGCATTAGCTTTAGATGCCATTGATAAAAGTTTTAGAAGATTACTACCAGTAGAAAGAGCAGTGATAGCCTCAGAAGGTGGTGAGTTCACAGCCGATCAAATATTAAGACAAATAAGATCTCAGGATGGAACACTTAGGAAAAAGTCATTTGCACGAGGTGGAGCAGAAATGCAACCTCTTGCAGAGGCAGGTCAAAATACAATCAAACAAAGATTAGCTAACTCAGGAACCGCAGATAGGTCAATGTTGGGTACACTTGCACTAGGTGGAGGTTTAGCTTTTGATCCCCTAACAGTCGGTGTTGGTTCAGCATTAACAGTGCCTGCCTACAGTAGAGTTGGAGTTCCATTAGTCAGAGATTTTACAACAAAAGGCATAGCACCAGTTCTTGGTAGAGGGTCTCCATTTTATGGGGGATTACTTGGCCAGAATGTACAGGATGCAAACTTTTTAGGAATGAATAGGAGATAATATGCCAAGAACAAATATCACAGAATTTTCAAATGTAGCCTCTGAAAATACAGACATAAATAGTGTAAATATTGCGGAAAATTGTCCTGCGTCAGGCATAAATAATGCGTTGCGAGAACTTATGAAGGCTCTCAAAGACGTAGACACTGGCTCTCAGGCACTAACTGCTTTGTCGGTTACTGGTGCTTTATCATGTGGTGCTTTTACAAGTAATGGCATAGACGATAATGCTGATGCTACAGCTATTACTATAGATAATTCAGAACGAGTTGGTGTTGGTACTACTACTCCTTCAGTACCATTGCATGTTAATGGTGGAACAGATAATATAGTTGCTAAGTTTGAAAGTTCTGATGCAGATGCACTAATTGAATTTACTGACAATGCTACATCAGACACTATTCTTCTTGGAGCAGACACAGACGATTTATTATTTAGGTGTGACCCAGGTAATATTATTTTTAAAACAAATAATAACACAGAAAGTATGAGAATAGACAGCAGTGGAGACTTGATGGTGGGGTCTACGACAACAGCACCTCACACTTTGTCGTCTGGTGGTGCTTTTACTGTAAGAGGTTCATTAAATCTTTTGTCTATAGCTCGTGCTGATAATGAAGCAATGATTTTAAATCGCACAAGTTCAAATGGTGCCATTTTACAATTTAGAAAAGATGGTTCTACTATAGGAGTTATTGGTTCAGGAACTGGTCGTTTTTCACTAAATGGAACAAATGGCTCCACAGGCTCTGGTATACAATTTGATATAAATGCGTGGCTTCCTAAATCACATAGTAGTGTTTTGGCTGATAATGATATTGATTTGGGATCAGGTTCATTTCGCTTTGATGATGTTTTTGCAACCAATGGCACAATTCAAACATCAGATAAAAATGAAAAACAAGACATAGAAGAACTTAGTGATGCAGAAAAAAGAGTAGCTGTAGTTGCTAAAGGTCTTATGAGAAAGTTTAGATGGAAAGATGCAGTCGCAGAAAAAGGTGACAAAGCAAGAACTCATTTTGGTATCATAGCACAAGACCTAGAAAATGCTTTCAAAGCAGAGGGTTTAGATGCAAGTAAATATGCAATGTTCTGTTCTGATACTTGGTGGGAAAAAGAAATATCTGTAGATGCAGTAGAAGCAGACGAAGAAAAAGGCATAGAAGCAAAAGATGCCTATACATACATGGACACTAAACAAGAGGCTACTGAAGGCTACACAGAAAAAACAAGATTAGGTGTTAGGTACAGTGAATTACTAGCCTTTATAATATTGGCTATATAGGAGTGAAGAATGGCAAAAGACAAAATCACCGATTACGATTCTAATGCATCCTTGAATACGGATGTGGGAGGTGTGAATCTTCAAGAATCTTCAATGTTACCTTCAGAAGTGAACAATGCCATTAGGGAAGTCATGTCGCATCAAAAAGAGGCATTTGGATCAGGCACTCCATTATTTGTTGATCAGACAAATAATAGGGTTGGTATTGGTACTAGTTCGCCTAGTGCGGCTTTGCAGGTCGTTGGGTCTTTTAGTAATCAGATAAAGTTTGGCACAAATACGTCTGTTTA